GGCTCGCCCGGCAGGTCAAAAAGGTCTCCCGCACCAACGGCAAGGAGGAACTGCTGTTCAACAACGGCGGCCGCCTCAAGGTCGTCGCCACCACCGAGGGCGCGTCCCGAGGATTCTCCGCGGACCTGATCATCGTCGACGAGGTCCGGCAGCACCGAACCACCGACGCCTACGCCGCCCTGGTCTACACCACCCAGGCTCGGCCGAACCCGCAGGTCTGGGCCGTGTCCAACGCCGGCGACGCCGGCTCGATCGTGCTGAACCGGATGCGCGACCAAGCGCTCCAACTCATCGCCACCGGCCAGCCCGGACCCATCGGCTGGTGGGAATGGTCGGCCGAGCCCGGCGCCGACCTCGACGACCGCGACGGCTGGGCCCAGGCCAACCCGGCGCTCGGCTGGCTCATCGACGAGGACGCCCTCGCCGCCCGCGTCAAGTCCGACCCGCCCGACATCGTCCGCACCGAGATGCTCTGCCAGTGGGTCGACACCCTCGACTCGCCGTTCCCGCCCGGCGTCTGGGCCGACTCGTACGACCCGGACGTCGACCTCGAGGTCGGCCGGCCCACCTGGCTCGCCATCGACGTCACCCCCGACCGCCGCGACGCAGCCCTCGTCGCCTGCCAGCTGCTCGACGACGACGAGACCAAGATCGTCAAGGTCCTCGACACCTGGCACGCCGACCACACCATCAACGACCTCGCCATCGCCGGGCAGGTCGCCAAGCGCGCCCGCGAGCTCGAGGCCCGCGTCGTCGCCTTCGACCGCTGGACCGCCGCCGGCATCGCCCAGCGCATCGCCGGCCAGTCCGTCCCGGTCGGCGACGTGTCCGGCGCCCGGTTCGCCCAGGCCTGCGACGAGCTGCTGTCCGCGATGGTCTCCAAGCGGCTCAAGCACACCGGCCAGGAGAACCTCACCGAGCAGGTCTCCTCGGCCGCCCGGAAGCAGTCCGGCGACGGCGGCTGGCGCATCGTCCGCAGGCAGTCGGCCGGCCCCGTCTGCGCCGCCGTCGCCATGGCCATGGCCGTCCACCACGCCACGCAACCGATCAGCACGCCCGAGGTCCGGTTCGGTTAGGATTCGACCGTGGGCATCCTCGATCTGTTCCGCACCCCGACCGACCTCCTCGAGGCCGGGACGGCCCTGCCCCAGTACGACGAGCCGGACCTGGTCGCCAGCCTGGCCCCCGCCTCCTGGCCGACGACCGTGTTCCGAGACGGTCGCCTGTACTCCGACCGCGGCCAGCAGTTCCTCATCAGCCGCAACGACGCCATGACCGTCCCGGCCGTCGCCCGCGCCCGCAACATCATCGCCGGCACCATCGCCAGCCTCCCCATGCGCCTGTACCGGGACACCGACGGCCAGCCCGTCAACGACCGGCCCGCCTGGGTCCGACAGCCCGACCCGATGGTCCCCCTCCAGACCACCATGGCCTGGACCATCGACAGCCTCCTGTTCCACGGGCAGGCCTACTGGCAGGTCATCGACGTCTACGCCGAGTCCGGCCGGCCGTCCAGGTTCCGCTGGATCGACCCGACCCGCATCGGCTACGACCTCGACGGCACCGGCACCGTCGTCCAGCACTACACCATCGACGGACGGCGCGTCCCCGACCGCGGACTCAACAGCCTCATCGTGTTCTCCTCGTTCGACGACGGAATCATCAAGCGCGCAGCCCGAACCGTCCGAACCGCAATAGAGCTCGAGCGGGCCGCCCTCGTCTACGCCGAGACCCCCAGCCCCGCCCTCGCCATCAAGAACACCGGCGCCGACCTGCCCTCCTCCAAGATCGACGAGCTGCTGTCCCGCTGGAAGGCCTCCCGGCAGTCCAACGCCGTCGCCTACCTCTCGGCCGCCGTCGACATCGAGAAGGTCGGGTTCTCCCCCACCGAGCTCGCCCTCAACGAGGCCCGCGACCAGACCGTCGCCGAGCTCGCCCGCGCCTGCGGCATCCCAGCCTGGTACCTCGGCGCCGACAGCGGCACCGGCATGACCTACCAGAACGTCGGGAACGCCCGCCGCGACCTGATCGACTACAGCCTCCGGCCGTACATGGACGCCGTCACCCAGCGGCTGTCCCTCGACGACGTCACCCCCCGGGGCGTCACGGCCGCCTACGACCTCGCCGAGTTCACCCGGTCCTCGCCCATCGAGCGCGCCCAGCTCGCCCAGGCGCTCATCCCCCTCGGCGTCATCACCCCCGAGGAATGGCGCGCCACCGAGGACCTCGCCCCAGGAGGGCCGCTCGCATGACCGACATCAACGTCACCTTCTCGGCCGACATCACCGCCGCCGACGAGGGCCGCCGCACCATCACCGGCCAGATCGTGCCGTTCGGCGCCTGGGGCGAGACCTCCATGGGTCCCGTCCAGTTCGCCAAGGGCGCCTTCTCCGACGTGCCCAAGGTCAAGCTGCTCCTCGAGCACGACCCCAAGCGGCCCATCGGCCGGCTCCAGCAGTCCATGCCCACCCCCGAGGGCATCAACGCCACCTTCAAGGTCGCCCGCACCGGCGCCGGCACCGACGCCCTGGTCGAGGCCGCCGACGGCCTCCGCGACGGCCTGTCGGTAGGTGCGCGCATCATCGACTTCGAGCAGACTGACGAGGGCATGGTCGTGACCGCGGCCGAGCTCTCGGAGGTCAGCCTCGTCCACACCCCCGCCTTCTCGGAGGCGGTCGTCAGCCAGGTCGCCGCATCCGCGTCGGCCGCCCCCGAACCCGACTCCCCGGAGGAGCCGAACATGGAGAACGAGACCCCCGAGGTCGAGACCGCCGAGGTGGTCGAGGCCTCCGAGCCCGTCGTCGAGGCCGCCGCCCCGACGCGCCAGTACATCGCCGTCGGCGCCGACCGCGAGGTCGAGTCGCTGACCGCGGGCCGGTACATGAAGGCCAAGCTCCTCGCCGACGCGGGCGACCGCAACGCGGAGCGCCTGGTCACGGCCGCGCTCGCCGACAACACGACCACGACCGGCGCCGGCGTCGTCCCGACCCGGTTCCTGACCGAGGTCATCTCGGTCCTGGACAACAGCCGGCCGTTCATCGACAGCATCGAGCGCGGCCAGCTGCCCGACGCCGGGATGGACTTTAAGATCCCGCGGGTCACGCAGAAGCCGTCGGTCGCCCAGCAGGCCGCCGAGGGTGACGAGGTCTCCTCGACCGCGTTCACGCTCGACTACCTGACCGTCGACGTCGAGACCTTCGGTGGCGGCCAGCGCATCAGCCGGCAGCTCATCGAGCGTTCCGACCCGGCGTTCCTCGACCGGCTCATCCTCGAGATGTCGGCGCAGTACGCGCAGGTCGTCGACAACTACGCCCGCACGCAGGCCGCCGCCGGCGCGCAGGCGTCCGACGGCACGACGATCTACAAGGCCATCGTCCAGGGCATCGCCGACTCCTACGGCGTCATGCGGTTCGCCCCCGAGACCCTCCACGTCAACCCGGCCGGCACCGGCGCGGTCACGTGGGAGAAGCTCATGGACGAGGTCGACTCCGAGGGCCGTCCGCTGTTCGCGGCCGCGAACCCGTCGAACGCCAACGGCGTCGTCGTCCAGGGCACGACCCGCGGCACCGTCGCCGGGCTGAACCTGGTCGTCAACCCGAACGCCACGGCCAACGCGGCCGGTCTCGTGTACCCGCGGGGCTTCGCCACGTTCTACGAGTCGGCCGGCGCCCCGGTCCAGGTCTCGGTCCAGGACGTGTCGACCCTCGAGGTCGAGGTCGCCGTCTACGGCTACGTCGCGGCTGCCATCAAGCACCCGACCGCGGCCCGGTACCTCACCGTCACGCCGTGACCTACCGCCCCCGGGCCGTGAGCTGACTGTCGCCTCCCCCGCGCAGCTCACGGCCCGGCGGGCCCCACGGAGGCCCCCGTGTCTTACGTCACCGTCGCCGACCTCAAGTCCGTCCTCGGCGTAGGTGACCTGTACCCCGACGCGGACCTCCAGCAGGTCCTCGACGCATCCCAGAACGTCGTCTTGTCCGTCCTGTCCCGCTACTCGTCGTCGGTCGACCAGGTCTGCTGCGTCACCGAGGGCACGATCAAGATGCGGACGACCGAGCCGCACCTGTTCTTTGTCGGCCAGACGGTCCACCTTGAGGGGTTCGCCCCGGCCCAGTTCAACGGCGACGCCACCGTCACCGAGATCAGCCAGGACACGTCGGCCCTCGACCCGTCCC